ATCCATAGTAGATCCTATACTTACATCATTAAGAATGTGTATTCAGATCCAGGTGAAGTATTTGATACTATCTTGGAGGATCCAAATGTAATGTCTCGTGCAGAGTCTGTGACTTCATCGTACAATGACTTCATTGAACATGCACATGATTATGACACAGGACAAATGTGGGATCTTGCAAGAGATGGACACACTACTGGTCAGTGGGATCGTAGAGAACTAAAGCGTAAACTTTATAGGGCGATTGCAAATGTCAACATCCTCGAAGGAATCCGTTTCTATGTGTCGTTTGCGTGCTCGTTTGCTTTTGGCGAGAATAAACTTATGGAGGGTTCGGCAAAGATACTCTCTCTTATTGCTAGAGATGAAAGTCAACACTTGGTTATCACGCAGAATATCTTGAAGAAGTGGGCAGATGGTGATGATCCTGAGATGCAAGAGATTGCTATCGAAGAGAAGGATCAGGTTATGCATATGTTCAAGAAGACAGTTGATGAAGAGAAAGCATGGGCAAACTATCTGTTCAAAGAAGGTAGTATGATCGGTCTGAATGAAAAACTACTTCATCAGTATGTTGAATGGATTGCTAACAAGAGAATGAAAGCGATTGGTTTAGATCCAGTCTTTGATATTCCACTTAGAAACAATCCTCTTCCTTGGACTCAGCACTGGTTGAGTTCTAGAGGACTACAAAACGCACCACAAGAAACGGAGATCGAAAGTTATGTCGTCGGAGGAATCAAACAAGACCTCAAAGCAGACGCCTTCGCAGGATTCAGTCTATAACGAAATCCTAGAGAAAGGAAATGATCTTGGTCCAGACGTGACAGACATGCTCTGGACTGCTGCAAGAAAGCAAGCAATGGAAAGACTGCACGAAGACTTAAGAAAAGATAAAGACAATATCAAAGATTAAAAACTGTATCACAGTGAACTACATTTGTTAGGAATCTATGATATAAATATAAATGTAGCAACAGATACAATTTAGTATCGTATGTTACCAACTACGTTCATCACCTTCGGGTGACGCAAGTAGGTCGCGGAACGGAGCGTTCATCTCATGCCACACTTGATAGGGATATTACTAGCAGCAGGTATGACCTGTGCCGATGTATCTGAAAAGATAAATCGAGTCAGGAATCACAAGGACCTAACTCCTCAACAGAGGAAAGAAGTTGTTGAGATTTATTCTGTTCATCTAATAAAGTCACTAGGTATGGAGTGTGACTGGGACGCAAACGACTAAAGGAACGGGCGAAAATCCAACTACTTTAGGAGAAAAAACAAATGGCACAAGTCGTTTACCGTGGGGTTTCATACAACCCAGAAGAATACAAGAAGAAAATTCTTGAAGAAGCAGCACAAGAAAGACGTCACGAACTCATGTATCGTGGTATCAAACTTGTGAGAAACAAAAAGTGAGGATAAGCAAATGGCAGTACTTTACATAAGTGCTTTCATGGTTGCATTTCTGACTCTCATCTACGGTGAGATTCGTTTACTGCACCAATGGGGGCATTAAACAAAAGATCACGAGATCAACACACAGACCCTGGGCATTGACGCCTAGGGTCTTTTATTGTATAATAAATATTGAAAATGTACAAGGAGAGTCATGAAACTTTTTCTGGACTGTTCTGATGCTGAATTAATCAAAACTTATTATGAGACAGGATTAATTGATGGTGTCACGACGAACCCATCATTAATGTTGAAAGCAGGTGAGGAACCCATGGAAGTCTACAAGAAGATATCCGAGATCTTCCCATTCCATGCATCCATCTCTGCAGAAGTAGTAGGTGAAACAGCACAAGAAATGTTAGATCAGGCAGAACCGCTGATCAACATTGGACCAAACATTACTATCAAGGTTCCATGCACACCTCAGGGTTTAAAAGCATGTAAAGATTTAACTGATGACGATGTATCTGTAAATGTTACGTTAGTCTTTTCAGAATCTCAAGCAATTTTAGCAAGTAAGGCAGGAGCAACATATGTGTCTCCTTTTGTAGGTAGAGTATTCGATCAATCATTTGATGGCATTGGATTAGTAGAAGGCATTGCAGATGTATTCGCAACGCACGGTTCAAAGACTCAAGTATTAGCAGCATCTATCAGAGAGGTTTATCAAGTCGAACAAGCATTCAAAAGGGGTGCTGATATCTGTACTATCCCAAGTAAAGTATTTGCAGGGATGTACTCTCACATCTTAACAGACAAAGGTCTGGAGATTTTTGATAGAGACTGGAAGAATCTGCAAGCAGAACTGGGAGAAAAAGGTTGACTTACACCTGTCAGGCGACAGATGATGACTTTAGACGTCTACCACAATCAGGACGGGGAATTATGCGAAAGAGAGATCTACTAGCACGAATTTACAAACATAAACAAGACCTTTACAATGGTTTTTATGAAGGGGCATCTGATGATTGGTTAGAAGGTGCCCACCACATGCTCAACCAATGCCTTGAACTAGCACAGGAGTATGCAGACTAATGAAAAAGAAAAACTTAAAAACACTCATACAAGATATTGAGATTGCCTTGGCAGAATTAAAGTCGGAAGTTTATTCAGACACTTCTGCTTATCGTATAAGTACTGATAGTGATAGGCACACTACATATCTTGACATCAACGACGAAGACGGTATCTGCGACTGATGATTACGAAAATCCTTGGACTTATAACGGTGTTATCTTTCATAGCGATGACATCGGTGAGTCTTATGGGTTTGTATACTGTATACTTAATACGCTCACTGGGCAAAGGTATATCGGTAGAAAGTACTTCTATCAATTCAGAACCCCAAAAGGGAAAAAACGAAAAGTTAAATCTGAATCTGACTGGAAGAAATACTATGGAAGTTCAAAAGAACTAATAGAAGACAAGAAAAAACATGGTGCATCAATCTTCAAACGCACCATTATCAGTATACATAATACGAAAGGTCTGGTAAACTTTAACGAGACCAAACAATTATTTCTCAACAACGTACTAACGGAGGCAATGGAAGATGGTTCCCCTGCATACTACAACTCTAACATTCTCGGTCGGTACATGCGAAAAGATTATTTTAATGCTTGACAGACGCTAGGACATCGGTTATACTACTGAGGTAGTTCAGACACATGCTTTTCATGAGTTGGATTGATTTCCTAGACGAAGACATCTCAGAGGAGAAATCCTATTTGGATGTCCAAATCGATAAGTTGCATACTCTAGTTGCCAAGGGGTACAAAGAGGATGCTGAAAAGTTGAATCTGAGTATACAAACTGCCTCAAAAATTCTTTTGGGTCAGTAGCACAGCGGATAGTGCAACTGCCTTCTAAGCAGTCGGTCGCAGGTTCAAATCCTGCCTGACCCGTTGCCCTTCATAGGGGCATTAACGGACCATTAGAAAGGTACACATATGACTACAGCACAACGATTCTCGTCGTGTCTTTCCATCCTTGAGGATGCGGTTGACAGACAGATTATGCTCGACTCCGAGTATCCTATTATTCATCAACAGTTACTTAAACACTATGAGGACAAAGGAGTTGACTTCTACGGTGATGTAGACGAGGATTATGACATCCTACTTGCGAAACTTGAAGCAGACCTTTATTATTATGACCAAGACTAACGTGATTCTAGAACGGTATCCTTACCGTTATGTTGAGCAGGGGACTCTCGACAATGGATTCCCTGATTATCGTATCCAAAAGTTCCATGACTGGACCCAGAGGTATCGAGACATGTATCTCCTAGACAACTCCATTCAACTGGATTGTGCTATGGAAGATTTTGAATACACTAAATGGTTAGATCCTGATCCTGAGGTACAAGCATACCGCAAGTACAACTAACATATGATTACTTTAATAGTCGTTGTAGTTCTCATAGCAGCAACTGCAATACTAATTCGTTACTATGATCCCCATTAAGGGGATCGTTTTCTTTATTCCACGCATAGAATCATGAACGTATATGAAAGGGCAGCAGCAGCACTCAAAGATGCTCTGAAGCAATCTCTCGATGATAACATCGAAAGTGATCTTCAAAGTGAACTCTGGAGGCATTACCAAGGTGTGAAGAGTATCTCTTCACAAATCAAATTGGAATATGGAGATAGTATTAAACCTACGTTCTCTCCGTTTACTGTTCCTTCTGCCTATACAGAATATCCTTCTTGGGATAATATAAATATCTCGTCTGGATCAGTAGCAGCAGGAGACACAATCTCTTTCTCTACCGATACGAAGGATGTCGTCACCTTCTCCTGATCTTCCGCCAATAGATCTTAAAAACTAAATGGCATTAAAGCGCGACAGGAATCACATATAGGTGAACCTGACGTCCAGACTTTTTAGGGGTGGCGACACCCCTTCTTTTTTAACATTACATTATGGAATGGTTAGTACCCAATAAACTTATGGTTGCAGCGATTGCTCCTTTTGAAGAGTTAGAGCAATGTACAATGGCAGCATTAGAAGCAAAGGTTCCTCTTGGTGATGAAGAGAACGTATCCCTCAAGAGAGAATATGCAATGGATGTCCCACCTCTCTTTGAGAAGTGGATGGTAGATACTATTGATGAGATGTTCTGGTTACACAAGGACGTCAATGGTATCTTTGGAAACACTAAGGATAAGATGCGTATCATTCAGATGTGGGCAAACGAGATGCACAAGGGAGATCAGCATCAACCCCATATGCACCAGTACTCATTATATTCTTTTAGCTGTTATATAAGAACTACTAATGATGACGCTCCTTTCTATTTTATTTGGAATGAAACTGGAAATCCAGTGCACATAGATGCCAACTCTACAGGCCACGCCTTGATTTTCCCCTCCAACCTCATCCATACAGTGTACCCTAAGAGGACCGATGATGTCAGAATATCCGTATCAGGGAATGTTATTATAGATCTTGACAAAACTTAATCTTTCCTATATAATATTGTAACGTTTCTTCACAAAGTAACAAATGACAACAGTAACTGAATCAGGTGGCAGACAGAACATGTATGCGTCCGAACCTCGTATGTCCTATGTTGACAACTACGATGGTTATGGTAAGAATGCTGAAAAACTCAATGGACGTCTGGCAATGCTAGGATTGGTTGCAGGAGTTATTTCGTATGCTACCACAGGAAACTTCTTTTTCTTTGGACTCGCAGGGTTCTAAGATCTGTGACATAATTGTCACATCAAATGTAAACAAACTCACACAAAGGTAAAAAACAATGACTCCAGAAGCAGAAAAGTTTAACGGTTGGGCAGCAATGCTTGGTTTCGTAGCAGCAGTTGGTGCTTATGCAACTACTGGTCAGATCATCCCAGGTATCTTCTAATGTCAAACAGCGACATTTTTATTAAAGCACAAGGTCGTGCAGCAATGATGGGATTCATCACAATCTGCACAGTATATGCTTTCACAGGACAACTTCTACCAGGTTTTATCTAATGAAAAAATCTTTCAAAGAAAAATCTGTAGACGATCTGTTCGAGAAGAACAGTAGAGTGGAACCCCAGAAGATCTGGGCAGAGACTTGGAACGGTAGAGCAGCAATGGTTGGTCTATTCGCAGCAGGTATTTCTGATGCACTTACAGGACACATGTTCTTTGGCATGTTCTAATGGACAGTCTTATCACTGTCAGTGAAATAAGTTATGGGCAAGCAATATTGTGGTGTCTATATCCCTTCGGTCTTTTGATAGGGTTAGAACTCTTTCTAAGGGCATCTGAAGGCGATGATGACGATGATGATCCAGAGGGCGGGGTTATGATGCCCGCATACAATCCAATTTAATAACACCTGAGGAGCACAAGGTTCAAATGACCAATCTAAAAACATCTTTCAACTCTATCCCCCCATCAATGCATGGTCTTCTAGAGTTCGCATTCTTCGTAGCAGTGGGGATTACTGCGGGAAACATGGGGTGGATCTAATGAAACACGTCCCATTAAAGGTAGTACCTTACATCTTCTTTGCATCATTGATGCTGTCTACGGTGACAGGATTCCTACCCCAGACTGTAATGACAGTCACATGAATGAGTATAATTACTTATCTTTGACTGCTTTACAAATCTTAGCATCTTTGCTATAATAAATAAATCAACTGGGTGAGGGTTTCCTCACCTTTTCTATGTCCTCCCCGCAAACCGAGACCTATAGGGAGGTTAAACGAGTCTCTCATACCTTTTCCTGAGGGTGGAAAAGGAATATTTAATTCAGTGTCCCCTGCACTATTACATAACCCTTAATTCAAATGACAACTCTTTCACGTTCTAAACAACGCGGTGGACTCCTCTCAGGTTGGGATGAGTTCTGCGAATGGGTGACCTCAACTAACAACAGACTTTATGTTGGTTGGTTCGGTACACTCATGATTCCTTGCTTGCTCGCAGCAGCAGCATGCTTCATTGTTGCATTCATTGCAGCACCTCCAGTCGATATCGACGGAATTCGCGAACCTGTAGCAGGTTCACTCATGTATGGTAACAACATCATTTCTGGTGCTGTTGTTCCTAGTTCAAACGCAATCGGTTTACATTTCTACCCTATCTGGGAAGCAGCAACAATCGATGAGTGGTTGTATAACGGTGGTCCTTACCAACTTGTTGTATTCCACTTCCTTATCGGTATCTCTGCTTACCTTGGAAGACAGTGGGAACTTTCCTACCGTTTAGGTATGAGACCTTGGATCTGTGTAGCATACTCTGCTCCAGTCTCTGCTGCTATGGCAGTGTTCCTTGTATATCCTTTCGGTCAAGGTTCTTTCTCTGATGGTATGCCTCTTGGTATCTCAGGTACGTTCAACTTCATGTTCGTGTTCCAAGCAGAACACAACATCCTAATGCACCCATTCCATATGCTTGGAGTAGCAGGTGTATTCGGTGGTTCACTCTTCAGTGCAATGCACGGTTCTCTAGTTACATCTTCTCTAATCAGAGAGACAACTGAGCAAGAGTCACAGAACTACGGTTACAAGTTCGGACAAGAAGAAGAGACTTATAACATCGTTGCTGCTCATGGATACTTCGGACGTTTAATCTTCCAGTATGCATCGTTCAACAACTCTCGTTCACTTCACTTCTTCCTTGCAGCATTCCCAGTTGTTTGCATCTGGTTTACTGCTATGGGTGTGTCTACAATGGCATTCAACCTTAATGGTTTCAACTTCAACCAGTCTGTCTTAGACAACTCTGGTAAAGTGATTCCTACTTGGGCAGACGTTCTTAACAGAGCAGGTCTTGGTATGGAAGTTATGCACGAGCGTAATGCTCACAACTTCCCTCTTGATCTTGCTGCTGCTGAGTCAACTCCTGTTGCTCTTGTCGCACCTAGCATCGGTTGATAAGTTAGTTACATTTTCAGTTCACACAACTAGGACCTTCTAACGAGGGTCCTTTTTTTTCGCTTCACTTAATTTGATGTTATTAAAGGTAAACTTAAATGGTTGCTTCTACATTACAACCTACACAAAACAGTTGGTTCGATGTACTTGATGACTGGTTAAAGCGAGATCGTTTTGTTTTTATTGGTTGGTCTGGTATTCTACTCTTCCCTACTGCTTACTTGGCAATCGGTGGATGGATGACTGGAACGACTTTCGTTACCTCTTGGTACACTCACGGTCTTGCTACTTCCTATCTTGAAGGTGCTAACTTTCTGACTGCTGCAGTATCTACACCTGCAGATGCCATGGGTCACTCCCTACTCTTCCTATGGGGTCCTGAGGCACAAGGAGACATCGTACGATGGTTTCAACTAGGAGGACTATGGGCATTCGTTGCTCTTCATGGTGCCTTCTCTCTAATTGGTTTCATGCTTAGACAGTTTGAAATCTCTCGTCTTGTCGGTATTCGTCCTTACAATGCTATTGCTTTCAGTGGTCCTATTGCTGTCTTTGTCAGTGTATTTCTCATCTACCCCCTTGGACAATCGTCATGGTTCTTCGCTCCCTCCTTCGGAGTAGCAGCGATCTTCCGATTTCTTTTGTTCCTCCAAGGATTCCATAACTGGACACTCAATCCTTTTCATATGATGGGTGTCGCAGGTGTTCTTGGAGGAGCATTACTCTGTGCGATTCATGGTGCTACAGTAGAAAACACTCTGTATCAAGATGGCGAACAGAATAATACGTTCAAAGCGTTTAATCCTACGCAACAGGAGGAGACTTATTCGATGGTTACTTCAAACCGATTCTGGTCACAGATTTTCGGTATTGCTTTTAGTAACAAGCGTTGGTTGCATTTCTTTATGCTCTTTGTTCCCGTCATGGGTCTCTGGAC